ATGACAATCGAGTTAACCATTGATCGCATGAAGAAACTTCCTGATGGAGCTATACCTGCGCTAGAGTCAGAACTCGTCAAAAAACTCAGTAAACAGTTTGATGATTACCAGCTTACGATTAAGCGTGGCGGCAATGATGGGTTGACTGTTTTCGGAGGCGACAAGAAAGAGGTCGAGCAGATACTTCAGGAGACCTGGGAAAGCGCGGACGAGTGGTTTTATTAATCCCGTGAAATTCACTGGAGCAGTTTCAAAGAGTATCGCTGTTTGCGTTCCCCTGGCTGTTCCCGATTACTGTTTACCGCGTCAATAAGTCGCTCTGGGGGAAATAGTGTGTAGTGCCGATGCCTTTAATGCAGATGATCAATGGTACGACGTGGTCAGAAGGGCCGATAAAGCAGTTATCTATAGCTTCCCAGCTGAAGGGAGATATCTGGTTTATCGAGTAAATGGAATAGTTTCATTACGACCGTTACTCGAAGAGGAAGAAATCTTCACTCTCAACGGGTTCATGCAATTTGCAAAACGGCTTGGGTACCGAATTACACCACCGTCTGATATTATTCTTTCATAGGCCTGAACAACCTATACCTGATGCGCCACGGAGAGAACCATGGCGCTAGAATTACAACTTATCAAACACCACTCAGGAATACTGATCCCGGCTACGCCCGAGACCAGCGATATCCTGCAATCCAAAACCCGGCTCGGCGATGTTCTTGTTGCCAAATTCAGGCGGGTACGTAACCCGGCGTTCCATCGGCGCTTTTTCGCGCTTCTTAATCTCGGATTTGAATACTGGGAGCCAACCGGTGGGGCGATATCCTCCAATGAGCGCAAGCTGGTAACCGGCTACGCTAAATTCCTGGCTACCTACGGCGGCAACGAAGGCGCACTACTTGATGCCGCTGAGCACTATCTTGAGCAGGTAGCGAGCCGCCGTGTCACGAACGGGATCAGCCTCTGTAAATCCTTCGATGCATACCGCGCCTGGGTGACGATTCAGGCCGGGCATTACGACGCCATAAAGCTTCCGGATGGCACCCTTCAGAAACATCCTCGCAGCATCTCATTCGCGAACATGGACGATATCGAGTTCCAGCAGCTGTACAAAGCGGCGCTCGATGTCCTCTGGCGCTGGATATTGTCAAAAGCGTTCAGGGACCAGCGCGAGGCGGAGAACGCCGCTGCTCAGCTTATGAGCTTCGCGGGGTGATGGGGATGAAGCATAGCTGGTTCCATCATACCGATTGCACAACCCAGCAGGCCGAAGAGCTCATGGCGGAATACCAGCGCCGCGGCGTAATGGTAGAGCGCAGCCTGAACTCCGATTATCTCACTTGGACCGTCAGCGCCCGGCTGCCTGAAGGCAATAAACCGCCGCGTATAAATCGCCGGTGGCAAAACCGGATATGGGGGTGAGCATGGCTATTTATCGCAGCAAAAAATGGCTCGCCGCCGTGGGGCAGATCGAGCGTTGTGTTCTTTGTGGAGCATGGGGAACGCAGGTGGCACACCGGAACGAAGGAAAAGGCATGGGATTAAAAACTGATGACTGTGCGACAGCTGCGCTCTGCGTTTGCTGTCATGACAGCATTGATAACGGGAATAAGCTGAACAGGGAAGAGCGCCGGCATCTTATGGACCGTGCGATTGTTCTGACAGTGATTGAAGTTGCCCGCCGCGGGCTGGTGGTGCCCGCATGAAAATTTACGAAATTACGCCGATTGGCAAGCCCCGAATGACTCAGCGTGACCGATGGCATAAACGACCAGCAACAGCAGCGTACTGGGCTTACAAAGAACAGGTCAGGTTGCTGGGCGTCCGTCTGCCGGAGTCTGGATATCACGTCACGTTCGTGATCCCCATGCCAAAGAGCTGGAGCAAGACAAAGCGAGCGCAATATGTCGGCCGGCCTCATCAACAAAAGCCGGACAAAGACAACCTGGAAAAAGCTTTGCTGGATGCAGTGTTTGACGAGGATAGCCATGTTTGGGACGGACGGGTTACCAAAATCTGGGGAGAGACAGGGCAAATCATTATCGAGGAGGCCAGATGAAGCCAGAAACGCTTGAGGTACTCCGCGCGCGCTGGCAGCGCCTTCGCATTTACCGCTACCGGGGATCGGTGCTGGTGGATTACCGCATTCTTCGTAATTTTGTTCGTATCTATCATTCAGCAGGAGCAGCCTAATGAACCTCGAAACACCGTGAAATACCACTTCGCCAAGTCGACGCTTATTAGCGACTCTCCGCGCGCTACGGCGTCAGACTCATTAAGCGGAACGGATATCATGGCCGCTATGGGCATGACGCAGGAACGGGCCGCCATGGGTTATAGCGCCTTTCTCGGGAAGATGGGTATCAGCAACAATGACCGGGAGAGGGCGATCGAATTGCTGGCCCAGTACGCCTTGACTAAGTGCGATCGGGTTGCTGCACTTCGCAAACTGGATGCCAGGGTTAAGCCATTAGTGATGCACCAGCTGGCCACCTTCGCGTTCGAGGACTATTCCCGCAGCGCCGCCAGCGTGAAGCAGTGCGATGGCTGCAACGGGGAAGGGTTTATCGACGCTGAGGTTTTCAGCATGAGGTCTCACACTCCGGCAAAAGAGAAGAAGTTCGTTAAGATATCCCTGAACATGGGCGCAGAGGATATTCGTTCTTCCGACTATGAGGTGCACAGGCAGGTCAGGGAGGTTGCACGCGTTCTCTGCCCTAAGTGTAAGGGTAAGAAGGTTGTTAGTTGTGCCTGTAGAGATTGCCATGGGCGCGGAAAAGCCGTTAATCAGGTTCTTACTGAACAGCAGGGTGTGCCGGTTCTGGCTGACTGTAAGCGCTGCAGCGGGCGGGGGTATGAACGAATTCCATCAACTGAGGCTTACGCCGCGGTGTGTCAGATAACGGATGCAATCAGCCTCGATACTTGGAAGAAGTCTGTTAAGCCATTCTACGACCAGCTCATCACCAAGTTTGATATCGAAGAGGCTTGGGCTGAAACGCAGCTAAAGCAGATTACAAAATAGGGCGTGAATTTATCGTGATCTATTTACTTTTCCCGAAACTGTGGTAATTTTTCTCTAACGATGGGTTATTGCCTTCGTTTAAAGCCCTGCGGTCAACCCCGTGGGGCTTTTTGCTTCTGGCGATTTATGAATTATTGAAGAGCTAGCGCTGTAACGGAAAAAATAAGCGATGCTTCGCCAGCTGCGAGCCTTTTAGTATCCATGGAAGAAGAAGCGAATCTTCAAACCGATAAACTTCAACACTGGCCAGACATAATGCTGGATTAAATATAGGACCGGTGGAACAACCAATGTCGCACCAGTTGCGCAGAGTGCGTATACCGCCGAGTCCTTTGCGATTAATGAATAATTTAGGTTAAGCGTTTCAAGATTAATTGCATTGGCTGTACTCGAACCTACAAATCCAGAGCCAAAAACAACCAGAAACACATAAAGTGATACTGTTATGAGCTTTAAAATTAACCGAATGTATTTCACGATGAACACCTGCTGATTGATGCCATCTTTTTACACAAATGCCATCTGTTTAGCTAGCTTAAAGGTCTCTTGCTTCTAAATAATACCCTGCTCATTGCCTTACACTCACATTGCCAGCCTGTCGCTGGCTTTTTGATTTCAGGCTCCGGGTACCATCATCGACACGCCTTCTTGTTAATCGTCCCGACGGACTGACCCTTTTCAAACACACAGCACCCGCTAACTACGCGAGGTGAGAGTATGTATCGCATGGACAAACTAACCACCGGTGCTGCTTACGGCGCTTCAGCCGGCAGCATCCTAAACGGCATGCTGAATGCCTACAGTCCCGAGCAGTGGAATGCTATCGGCGTGCTGGTGGGCATCATCGTCGCCGTACTGACGTATCTTACAAATCTCTATTTCAAAATCCGCGAAGACAACCGCCGCAGTAGGAGCCGAGATGAACCCGACACTCAGAAATAAGCTATTGGGTGCCATTGTTGGCGGATCAGGTGCAATCTCTATTGCAGCTGTCATGCTGGGCAATGCAGATGGTCTGGAAGGGCGACGATATTACGCCTATCAGGATGTGGTCGGCGTCTGGACTGTTTGCGATGGACACACCGGTGCTGACATTCACCGAGGTCACCGCTACACCGACAAAGAGTGTGACAACCTACTGAAGGAAGATCTGCGAAAGGTGGCAAACGCCATCGACCCGCTGATCAAGGTTCGCATCCCTGAGCCTACCCGCGCTGCTCTTTACTCCTTTACCTATAACGTTGGCTCTGGTGCATTCGCCAGCTCGATGCTGCTGAAGAAGCTGAACGCCGGAGACGTGTCTGGGGCATGCAAAGAACTGCAGCGCTGGACATATGCCGGTGGCAAGCAGTGGAAGGGGCTGATCACCCGACGCGAGATTGAGCGTGAAGTTTGCGAGTGGGGCCAGAAATGAGCCGATTAACCGCAATCATCTGCGCTGTCGTTATCTGTTTGCTGGTTTCAATGGCCTGGGCGATTAGCCATTACCGCGACAACGCCATTATCTACAAAGACCAGCGCGATAAAGTAACTGAACAGCTCAGACTGGCGAACGCCACTATCAAAGACATGCAGATCCGCCAGCGTGATGTCGCTGCGCTGGATGCCAAATACACGAAGGAATTGTCCGATGCGAAAAAAACCATTAACGATTTGCGTCGGGATGTGGATTCTGGTGCTAAACGGCTGCGCATCGCCGCAACCTGCCCTGGAGTGCCCAAAGCCACCTCCGCCCCCGGCATGGATGATGCAGGAGCCCCCGAACTTACTCCAGACGCTCGACGGAATTATTTCGATCACCGGAACGGAATCTTAACCGCTGACAAGATGATTCTCGGCATGCAGGACTACATCAAAGAGCAGTGTCTGAAATGAGAATTATTATAACATCATTCTTTACCCAGACCGCCCAAGCCAGATAGTGTTAGCCCTGATATCTTGAAATATTCCAAGTCTTTGGCAATTTGCCTTCCGCGCTTAGTGCCTTCTATGCGATACAGCGTTTCTACGAGTGCACTTAGTCTGGCATTATGTTCTTGCATCTCTTCAAGAGTGATAGTTTTTGAATTTTTATCGCTGTAAAGGGCTTCATCATATGGAGATTCCTCAGGCTCGTAATTTTCCCAAAAAACGAGCTTTACAGTATTGTGAGCGATTATATTTCTGATTTCTGTAAGCTCATCAATATGTTTGTAAGCCTGAATAAGTTCCTGCTGAAGGTCCGGGTGTTCTTCAGAGCATTTGAGGATATCTGTGATAATCTTTATTTTATTGCTCAGAGCTATCTCTTTGATATGTTTGTATATTGTAGGTGGAGTTAACTCCTCAAGAAGGCTGCGTGTAAAAGATTCAACGGCACCGAATTCGAGAATAAACATGCCTACATGTGGTGCCCATTTTTCAATGTCTACTAATTTCATGTTCTGCTCCGTAGATGGTCTCGTGAGGACTTTATCACCCAATTAATGCCTCTGGGAGTAATAATAATGCCAGACATCTACTAAATCACGCTAACCACCCAAACAGGCGAAACCTTCATGGGCAAGATGTAACGACGTCAGCCTGAGCTGGTAAATGGCTTTGTGCCACCGGCGACGGAGACGGGAGAGTGGCTTTATTTCGCACCTGCCGATGTGAAGCGCGTATAGTTCATGCCAGTACCGGTTGAGCAGACCGAGCAGTTTGACGAAATTGCAGATTGGCCGAAACAAAGGCGACCACACCAATAGATCAGGCCGCCAATTACAAAATGTTCATGAATTACTCGTGCTGAATTCTTTCCCATTCAGCCTTGTAATGCTCCTTCTCGTCGACGCATGAAGGGCATAGCAGCCCTCCATAATACATTTCATTTTCAATAGCACTTTCGAGATCGTCACCCTCAAGGATGACTTGGCAGTCGTTATGATGTCCTCCCGGGTTGGTTACTCCATTACACTTCTCGGTTAAGAAAGGGTCTAAAACTGCCTGTTGATTTGCGGTTAGGCTGTCGTATCCATTATCAACTGCTCTTTGGGCTATTCCTGGAACCATCGTATTTTGATTATGAAAACGATCATGTTTTAGCATCGCATCAAGAAGTGATTCTGTAGACATAAAAACTCCTTTTAACTTGGAATAAACATCGCACTCACCGACAAGCAAGAAATGTTCTGTCGCGAGTGCGTCTTTGATTTGAATACGAAAAGAAATTAAATGTTATATGCGACCAAAATAGCTAAGCCACCAGAAATTAGTCTCAAAGCGGCCGTAAAGTAGCTTTTACTTTTAGGGCTAGAAAAAGTGATAAAATCAGAAGATGCCTGACAACAAACAATGGCAGCGAAAAGCCACGCAATACTTACTTTTGGGGAGGATGTATGACCTAGTGACAGCAACATGCAGACAATTATAGATAAAACAAAAAATGCTACAGCTGGCCACTGGCCTTTTAAATCTTCAGCGCCTGCCTTGAACCATGAACTTACATCAGCCTTTTCATTATTTTCAGTACCAGATTTTTCCATTACTCCATTCTCCTAAGGCAACCCAATAGTTGTTTATAACAAAACATTTAATATACGCCTTCATGAAGGAAGATAAAGGATAATTTATGGCAAAACCGGACTGGGGCGAGCTTCAGAAACGGTTCCTGTCCGAACATGCCGCAACCGGCGTATCACCAAAGGAATGGTGTGAAGCGCAGGGACTGAACTACGCTACCGCCCGTCGATATATCAAAAAACCTTCTGCGCAAACTGCGCAAAAATCTGCGCAGAAAAAAGTGCGCATTGCGCAGAAAGAACAAAGCGCAAATGAGCTGATGGATGATGATGGACTTACTGCTCAGCAACGCTTATTTGTTGCGGAATACCTAAAGGATGGTAACGCCACACAAGCAGCTATCAGGGCGGGTTACAGCAAAAAATCCGCTGAACAAATTGGTTATCAACTCCTTCAGAAAACTTCAGTTGCCCAAGCTATTGCACAACAACAGAAAGCCTCCATTGAACGCACGCTTGGCGGTGCCGATGAAGTGCTCGCGCAGATGTGGCAGCTTGCCACCTTCGATGCAAACCAGCTATCGCAGTATCGCCGCGGCGCGTGTCGTTACTGCTGGGGCTTCGGCCACCACTACCAGTGGCGCGATGTAGTTGAGTTTGATGAGGAAACGGCAAAAGTCGAGGGAAGGGAAGGTGCCAGGCTGCCGCAGGATACTGGCGGCTATGGCTACGACCACAACCGAGAGCCTAACCCTGAATGCCCGCGCTGCAACGGTGACGGCATCGGTCAGCCTTATTTCCCTGATACACGCAAACTTCCCGCAATTTCCCGGCTCGCATTCTCCGGCGTGAAGGTTGGCAAGAATGGCGTCGAAATCACAGCCATCAGCCGCGAAAGAATGTTCGAAGCGGTAATGAAACGACTCGGCCTGGCCGATAGCGAATTCGCGCAGCGCCTGCAGCAGATTGAAATCGAACGCCGGCAGCTTGAGGTCGAGAAACTCCGTAAAGAGCTGACCGGTGATGGTGAGGACGATGAACCAACTCCAGTGCAAATCAATATCAACGTAGTGGATGCGAGGGCAGATGATGGGGATCAGCCCGACACTTAACATTCCTCAGGCGCGCTTCCTCGCAATGCAGCACAAGTTTAAAGCCTACGTTGCCGGGTTCGGTTCCGGTAAGACGTGGGTGGGCTGTGGCGGCATCTGCAAGGGGATGTGGGAGCACCCTAAAATCAACCAGGGGTATTTCGCGCCGACGTACCCGCAGATTCGTGACATCTTCTACCCGACGATTGAAGAGGTGGCCTTCGACTGGGGGCTGAGCGTCAAAATCAACGAGGGTAACAAAGAGGTTCATTTCTATGAGGGGCGACGGTACCGCGGGACAACCATCTGCCGTTCGATGGAGAAGCCCGGCTCAATAGTCGGCTTCAAAATTGGTAATGCGATGGTGCGCCAGGCTATTTGCAGCTATGCGGCCCGTAGCGCTGAAAAACTTCGGGGTGAGCATCAGTACTGCCGCTTTATCTCTGCGTTCGTGAAAACCTCTCCCTTTGCGCTTAACGAGCCCTATTACGGTAACAGTGCGTCCATGAAGCTTCTCACACCCACTCAGGATTCCCGCGACATCATCAACGCCGCGGTAAAGTGCCTGGACAAAATCTGGCAGGATGGCCATCGCTATCAAAAGGCTGGAATCTTGCTGGGAGATTTTTTCAGCCAAGGCGTGGCTCAGTTGAACCTGTTCGACGAAAACGCGCCGCGTGCTGGTAGCGAAAGGTTGATGGAAGTTCTGGATTATCTGAACGCGAAAGATGGAAAGGGAACGCTTTATTTTGCCGGGCAGGGCATACAGCAGCAGTGGCAGATGAAACGGGATATGTTATCTCCACGATATACTACGAGGTATTCAGACCTAATAAAAGTTAGATGATTCTTTAATCGGTCCATTCATCCGAACCTAATTACCGGCTATGAGTATTAACAATAATATGTCTACGACTATGCTTTTGTAATGTAAATAAGCCCCTGCAATTATACAGGGGCTCACGGATATGATGCCGGGTGCCTCCCGGTGAGTCATTGAACTAACCACTCGTGACTCGCTGCTTCAGAAATTCACGATGAGCCGATTGATATACAAATCATCAGGTTAATTAGCCCTGCCGCTGAGGAGGATTCATCATTAAACCGAATGTAACAGCAATGCTTAGCAAATGATACAGTATTTACTGATGTGTCTCATGATTTTTCGCAGTTTGCACGGTCAAAGTATTTTCAGATGGTGAAGGTTAAAACATCGATGTTCATTTTTTTACTTTAAGTCTTGAAACAAAGGTTAATGTTTTATCTTCTGGGCAAATCATTAGAAAAATTGCTGTGGGACATTCTTCTAAACGTATAATTCGATGCAGCATCTGGTAGAGTCTTTTTTTTAGTTTTTCTGCTCCATCTTTTTCAGACTCCCACTCTAAAACTGCCTGACCCTCTGAACCAACGAATGCATGGGGTGGAAGTTTAACGCCTCGGTTTGACTTACTTGAATAGTTTCGGTCATGCAAGAAATCCAAGATGAGAGGGTTGATATTATTATCTGAGGATTGGGCTTCAGCAACTATTAATACTGTGTAATGTAGGATTTTCATGGAAACCTTATGGTTGCTTCAGCAATAGAGTGATATTGCCATGGTGTTGAATGTCCATATCTTAATTATAAATGTCTGTATGGGGGTAAAAAAAAGCCTGCATTAAACAGGCTATAAAAATGAAACGTAGTTATAATAATTATTTCATGAATGTTGGTGTTGAATCCCTAGCGTCAAAGATACTTTTGCGCCGCATCTAATATTTCCTGAGAGGTAAGCTCTCGATCTGATGCCACATAAACCACTTCATGGTCACCTGTTAAAGAGGGAAAACCTGCTGACATTATCTGAAGGTTTATCACTTCTCCATTAGGATATTCTTCGCGTATTGATGTCACACCTTTAAGCACAGTGATAACTTTACTTGGCTTACCATTAAAAAAAATGATTACTTTTTTCATATATCACCATGTATTTTTAGGGTTTCTAGCCCCTGCAGGTGGTCGAAAGGGTTCTGTTTGTTCATTTTTTTTGCCTCTTTCGAAATTAAAACAAGCATTATACTGTCTTAACGTGTACTGTAACGGTCCATTTGAACTGGAGATGTCTATGTCTGCACGTAAAAACACTCAATTCCGCCGAAGTTATTTAGTAAAATGCCTTTGTCCAAACTGCTCAAAAGATTCCGAACATAGTTACAGTCGTGTACAAAAGGGGGCTCAGTTGGTGTGCCCATACTGCAGTGCTTTATTCAAATCTTCCCAGCGCTTCTAAAAAAATTATAAAAAAAATAAGAAGTGATGCTTTTGGAGGCTGCCTAACCTCTTACGCACTTTAGTATTTTATAAGCAGTTAGCTTCTGCTTTGAGACTGTTCATGCAGCAGTCCTGCATTTCATCACATCGGTCAGCAAACTTGATGGTAAGTAAATATGCTGGCCTGTTGTAATGATGTGAGTAACCGAACATCACCTTTCACTGATAAAGTCATGCTGCCTTAAGTAAACCATCTAAAAATTATCTATCGCAAAGTGTTACATTGGCAGCGATTGGACCTTTAGTTCCAGCTATGATAGCGAATTTGACTTTTTGTCCTTCAAATAGAGTATTAAATGTTTCTCCCAGCAGGGAAGAAGTGTGAACAAGAACATCTTTACTTCCATCGAGTGGGGAGATAAAGCCAAACCCCTTATCTTCGTTAAACCACTTAACAAGACCTATGATTCTAGATGACATACAAACTCCGTTTGAACATTTCAAACTGACAAGCAAGCTCATGATAAGAAACGTATGCTGGTATATGTATGGACTCAAGAGGAGGGATATCAGAGATAACACCTAGTTATGAGAACGGTTTTTGGAAAAATTAGATTCATCATCGCAACGAATCAGCCAAACCATTAAGGCACGTGTTGAATGATTAAGCAAATTTTATTTTAGCCTTCTAGAGGTCCGTTAAAATAAGGTTAGCTATTATCAACTAATCCTGTATAGTCAAATCTGGATTACCATTAGGAAAATATTTGTCTCGTAAAATGACAGGAATTGTCAAAAGTTTTGACTTCAAGAGCGGAAAGGGATTGATTATCCCATCAGATGGCAGAAAAGATGTTTTTTTGCATGTTTCTGCATTAAGTAATAGTGAAAGCCAAACGTTAAACCCAGGTGTTCGTGTTGAATTTTATCGTATAAATGGACTTAGTGGTCCGATGGCTGCAAATATATTTCTTTCTTAAAGTAAGATAATATTGAGCTAAATATAAAGTGCACATCAAAAGTACGGCAGATTATATATCTGTTTGTTCTATCAATTTTCTCCCCTGATTTTTTACATTTCCAACATCACGGGCCACCGCATGCCAGATAAACATCTCAGCTGGCACAGTGCCGTCGGCGACAATCTCTTCTGCTTCTTTGCCCCCGACGTTCTGTCGCATCCATTCGCGCGCCGCTTCAGGTGACAGAACCAGCGGCCTGCGGTCATGGATATCGACCAAGCCTTTATCGGCTGCAGACGTCACGATGAGAAAACCCTCAGCTTCATCGCCGCGCTCGAATGGTGTGCTGCCGATCGCTGCCATGAATATCGGCTTGCCATCGGAACGGTGAATAAAGTAGGGCTGTTTCTTGTCACCTTCCTTCTTCCATTCAAACCATCCGTCGGCAAAGCAGATCGCCCGGCCATGCTGCCATAACGGCTTGAACATCCGGCTCGTGGCCGCAGTTTCGACGCGCGCGTTTGTCAAAGGTGCTTTATCCCACCACCCTGGCGCGTAACCCCACAAAACAGGATCGAGGTGCAATTGCTCGTCGCGTTCGCTCAGCAGCAACACCTTTGTGCTGGGTGCCACGTTGTAACGTCCGATTGGCTCAGGGTCGTATGCGATGTCGCGATCGGCTTCATCGGCCAGGTAAGCCAGATATTCTTCACGCGTTTGAGCTTGTGCAAAGCGTCCACACAT